CCAGCCACTACTCAGTACCGTGGCAGAGGCGGAACGGGCGGCAACGGCGGTGGCGGCGGCGGTGCAGCGGGAGGCGCGTCGAATAACAATGTAACAAACAATAAATGGGATGGCGAGAACGGTATCGGCGGTGCGGGAAGCCGTGGCGGTACTGGAGGGCTCGGAATTGCCTTTTTGTATTATTGAGGTGATAGCGTGGCAAGTATTATAAAAAAACTGATCAACGGGATTTTGAGCGACGTAATACAGCTCGAACACTCCGCCCAAGATATCGATGACGCCATAACCAAAACATCTCAGCTCACAGGGCGTAATCTGCTGGACAATTGGTACTTTGCGGACCCGATCAATCAGCGGGGAAAAACGAGTTACACTGGCGCGGTATATGGGATTGACCGCTGGCGTAGTTCTGCCGGGAACACGATTGCCGTTGAACCCTCTGGGATGCGCATCACAGGGAGTAATGATACCTCATTTTCGAACATGATTCAGCAAAATTTTCCAGAAGAGCTGCTAAATGCTCTGGACGGGAAAACCGTTACAGCGTCTATCCTTGTATCCGAGAATACGGGCGGTGGAGCTGTAGCCGCCAGGCTGGGGGCAACCGCTGGAAGTACTATTACGACGGGGCTGCCTACACTTACGGCGACATTTAATAAGAGCTCACATTCCTATTTTTGTATCCAGTGTGCCACCCCAAAAACCGCAAATTTCGTAGTTCAGGCGGTTAAACTCGAGCTCGGCACTCAACAGACCTTAGCGCGAAAGGCTGTAGACGGTACGTGGGTACTGATCGACCCGCCGCCTAATAAGGCGGAAGAGCTAGCTAAGTGTCAGAGGTATTTCTACAGAAAAAAAGGCACTGATTCCTATTCAAATTATGGCAACGGTTATATCAACTCCGCAAATGGTGCATTTATTTTCGTTAATGCGCCAGAAATGCGAGTTGCGCCGACTGTTGCGGCAAGCGGCAATTTTAGATTAAGCACGCCAGGAACAGCAATTTCAGTTACTTCAATTTCTTCCGGCGGGGCATCCACTAATGGGTTTAATAGGATTTCTGCATCTGCTACAAACTCGTTAACATCTAATACGCCGGTAATGCTGCAAGCAAACAATGACGCGTCTACATACATTGACTTTTCCGCAGACCTATAAGGAGGCAACAACATGGAAGGGACAAAATCCAAAGTGTACGTCCTCCTTGACGGGGACAAGATCATCCGCTGCGAGGGCGGGTATACCATGAGCAACATCCAGGACATTGACGCCTGGACGTACATCGACGAGGGCAGCGGCGACCGCTACAACCTGTGCCAAATCCACTACTTTGACGGGGGCTTATACACTGACGATGGCATCACCCGGTATAAGCTGGAGGACGGTCATGCAGCAGCACGTACCGATGAGGAGATCGAGGCGGACCGTGCAGCGCTGCCCAAGCCATGCCCTCCTGACCTTGCGTCTCGCGTGGAAGCGCTAGAGGAGATCACCGCAGCAATTGAGAGAGGGCTATCCACATGAGACTAAGAGCAACAGGCCAAACGCTGGAGTTAGTAGAGTCTGAACGACTGGTCTCCGGGTCGGTAGAAATCTATACGGCAGAATTTGAGTTTGACGCGGCCTGGGATGGGTATGCAAAAACAGCGGTATTTACGGACGATATGGGCCGCAGTGCTGAGGTCGCATTGGCAGAAAATACATGCACAATCCCGTGGGAAATCCTTCGGGCGGGCAAGTACATCCATGTAGGCGTATATGGAGTAAATGGGGACAAGCGATATCCAACGATCTACACGGCAAATGGACTCAGGGTCTTTGAGGGCGCATTGCCCGCAAACCCATCTCAACCTCCAAGCCCCACAGAGTATGAGCAGCTATTGAGCATGATCGGAGACACGTCGGCCCTCAAAACCACGGACAAGTCCTCTTTGGTTGCGGCAATCAATGAGATATACCAAGCAGGCGGCGGCGGAAAGTCCGTTACAGATGCCCAAGTAAATGAGGACGGCGACCTTATCATCACCCTGTCAGACGGCACCACCATCAACGCGGGGCATGTAGTGGGCGCGGATGGTGTGCAAGGACCGGAAGGACCTCAAGGGCCGCCTGGCACGGAAGGAGAGCAGGGACCAGCGGGGCCCAAGGGAGACACCGGGGGGGCAAGGCCCGCAGGGGCCAAAAGGTGACACCGGAGACACCGGCCCGCAGGGTCCCGCAGGTGCGGATGGCGTCGGCCTCCCCACGGTGACCGTAGAGGACAACGGCATGTATGCGGGCGTGGTGGACGGAGCGTGGGGCAAGGTGAGCGCGCCGGGTGGGGGCGGAGAGTGGAACACACTGCTTAATACTACCCTTACCGAGGATGTTCAGGCCGTATCAGTTTCGGTTCCGGATACAGCAAAGACAGTCAGGATATCGGTAAAGCTATCCCCCAGCAACAACCAAAGCGAGTCTGGCCCAATGGTAACGACTATATGTGGGTCAGAAATAGCGAGGTGGCCCACCTTTGTACCGACACAAGACAATTCGGCTAGTCACTCGGATTACGGGACTGAATTGATAGTTTTAGATATTGGCGCATTTCGCATTGCTGGTACTTTCAGCAAGGGCGAGGCCGCTTGGTCCACGGGGGTTCTTGGGACAGTTCGCTCTAACGGTCAAGAGGTGCGGCTACATACCTGGGGGACAAGTTATTTTGGCACGGGAAGTATCTTTTTAGTGGAGGCAATGTGAAATGAGAATCTGCGATAACGGCATCTACCGCGACGCAACAGCAGAAGAGCTCGCGGAGCTGGAGGCCATGAGACAGGCCCAGCCTCCCATCTCGCCCACAGAGGCGGAACGGCTCTCCGCGCTGGAG